TTAGTTGGGAACGCAAATTTAAGCGCAAGGCGTCAGAAATGGCGCAAGGTGTTGGCGTTGAGGATTTAGCCTATTTGTGTTACGAGGCAACACGGTTAAGCGGCACTACGGTACCCGGCACCCTTGACCAGTTTATTAGTTTGCTGGCGTCTATTGAAGTGGTAGAGCAGGCAGACCCAAAAGCCTAAACGGCACGGTGCGTCGAGCGCTGGCCGAAATTTTAGTAGCCACAGGGTTTTGGCCTAGTGAAGTAACATTCGAGTTAGACGATATGCACGCCACCATTGAAATACTAAACAAACAACGCGGCGGTAAGTAATGCCCGCGCGCGCGTCAGTACAAGTATTAGGCATTAAAGAGGCGTTAAAAGAGTTGAACGATTTTGATAAACAGTACCGCCGGCAAGTAACTAAAGACATACAGGGCGCGGGGGAACAGATCATTAGCGAAGCGCGTAGCATGGTTGCCCATTTTGATAACAGCAAAGGTAACGGCGCCCCATTGTCGGGCATGGTTAGAGGCAATTTGATTAAAGGCCGTGAGACGTCATGGCGTACCGACGCAGTACAAAAAGGTTTTAAGGTTAAAGTTGGTGTGCGCGCAAGCAAAGAACGCTACGTGAATTTCAACCGCACTACCGACGGCGTAGTAACCCACCAAGAGCAGGTGGTATTTGGCAGCAAGCCTTACCAGTTAATGGTTATTCAACAGGCCAACGCAGCGGGCGCGATCTATGACCATGCCGGGCGTAATACAACCAGTATGTTTGTTACCAATCTAAATGCCGAGGCAGGCCCGCAACCACGTGCAATAGATAAAGCAGTAGAAAATAACCGTGGCGCGGTAGAACAAAAAGTGTTAGAGATTGTAGACGCGGTTAGTGCAAGATTAAACCGAAAACTGGCGGTAACACATGGCAATTAACATTCCGATTATTTCGAGCCTTGACGGCGACGGATTTAAGAAAGCCATTACCCAACTAAAAGCGCTCGAGACTAATTCAGAGCGCGCCGGGTTTATTGCAGGTAAAGCGTTTTTGCCAGCCGTGGCAGCCATGGGCGCCCTTACCGCTGCCGCTGGTTATAGCATTAAAGCCGCCGTTGAGGACAGCGCCGCACAAGCCCAATTAGCCAAAACCTTGCAAAACGTCGTAGGTGCTACCGACGCACAAGTAGCGGCAACCGAGAAACAAATTAGCGCTATGCAAATGGCTACTGGCGTGGCCGACGATCAGTTACGCCCCGCTTATGCGTCGTTGGTTTTGGGTACCAAAGATTTAGCAACAGCCAATGAAGCGTTACAACTGGCTATGGATATTTCAGCCGGCACAGGGGCAGACCTTGCCAGCGTAAGCGACGCGTTAGCCAAAGCGTATGGCGGCAACTTTAAGGCGCTACGCCAGTTAAGCCCCGAGTTGTATTCCATGATTAAAGACGGCGCAGACCTTGAAACCGTTATGGCCACGTTGGCTAAAACATTTGGTGGCTCGGCAGCCGTGGCAGCCAATACCGCGGAAGGCAAATTTAAGCGCTTAGGCGTTGCATTAGGTGAGGTACAGGAAAGCATAGGCATGGCGTTATTGCCAGCGGTAGACGCGGTGCTGCCATACCTCATTAGTTTTGGTACATGGGCGCAAGACCACGTAGGTACGCTTATTATGGTTGGTTCAGCCATTGGCGGTATTGCTACCGCGCTTATCGGATTTAAGGCCGCGCAACTAATTGCTAACGCTGTAACCGTAGTAACTACCGCGCTTAATTGGTCACTTGCCGCGTCGGCTGCCGCAGCCAATACCGCGCTAACCATTGGTGTTGGTGCTGCCGCAATCGCAGCCGGGTTAGTAGTTGCAGCGGGCGCGTTTCTTGCGTTTAAGCAAGCAACAAAAACCGCTAAAGAGGAAATTAAACCGTTTGGCCCGCAATTAAGCGAGATCACCCCAAAAATAGATACCGTTAGCAAGGGGCTTGGCGGTGCTGGTGACGCTGCAAAGAAAATGGCAGACCGCATAAAAGAGGCAAGCGACGCGTTAAAGAAATATTTAGAGGCCGCATTAGCCGACGCCAAAACCCAACTAGCCGACGCACAAACAGCGTTTAACGATTTTGCTACCGAGGTAAGCGACAGCATTAAAGACGCGTTTAGTTTTGCCGACGCTAAAGACGCTGGCGACGAAACAGGCGCCGGGTTTCTACAAGGGTTGCGCGATCAGGTAGCAGGCATTGTTAAATACGGTGCCGACGTTAAAACCTTGCTTGGCATGGGATTAAGCCAGCAAGCGTTACAAGCCGTGTTAGACGCTGGCGGTGAAAGCGGCGCGGCCATTGCAGCCGAACTAATCGCGGGTGGCTCGAGCGCCATTAAAGAAACCAACGAACTGGTTATGGCAGCCGAAAACGCAGCCGCCACCATTGGCACCCAAGCCGCCCAGCAATGGTTTGGTGCTGGCGTATCTAACGCCCAGTCTTATTTGCAGGGTGTTGAAGCCGCATTTGCGGAAGCCCAAAAACGCCTAAAAGCCAAAGGCTTAAAACTGGCAGACATTAAGGGAATTAGTGCAGGGTTTAGCGAAGCAATAACCCGCCCTATGCCAGCAGTAACCCCAATACAAACAGGGCAAAGCATGGGCGTTACCGGCGGCGGTGACATAACTATTAACTTGTCTACCCTTGTGCCAACCGCACAAACTGGCGAAGTAATCATAAATTCAATACGCGCATACAACAGGGCGGCAGGCCCCGCCAATATTGCGGTGGCATAATGCCCACGTCAGTAGTAGCCAGCGGAGACTATGAACTATTCATAGATACCGGGTTTATGCTTAACGCGTTTACCCTAGATAACACCACGCGCGGCGTACTAAATAACACCGAATTTGTTTTAGACGGCGTAACCGAGTTTGCCCCAATGCTCGAGTACAGCAAAGCAGTAAACGTAAACCGTGGGCGCCGAGAAATAGGCGACCAATTCAGCGCCGGCACCATGACGTTTACCCTTGATGACACGCTGGCGGGCGGCATATTAAACCCGCTGTATTCCAACAGCCCTTATGTAGACCCTGCCGGGCAATTCACGTTAGCCCCATTGCGTCGCGTATCGTTTGGCCGTTACGACAGCACCAACACGTTTATAGCGTTGTTTGTCGGGCAGATCGTGAACTATGACTACAGTTACGAATTAGGCGGAAACAACATGGTTACCGTGTATTGCGCCGACGATTTCTATTTACTAGCCCAAACGACAATGGCAGAATTTAACGTAAGCGAGGAATTAAGCAGCGCCCGTTTAACTGCCGTATTGGATTTACCCGAGGTTGCCTACCCGGTAGCCAGCCGAAACATTGCTACTGGCACGCAAACCCTTGGCGGTGCAGCCGCTTACACCGTGGCCGACGGCACCAACGTAAAGGCTTACATTGACCAAATACAGGCTGCCGAGCAAGGCCGTATTTTTATGTCGCGCACAGGGGTAATAAATTTTGACGCTCGAGTAGGTGCCACGTTAAGCGGTAGCGTTGCCGATTTTCACGACGACGGCACTAACACCCCATACAACAATTTGGCCATAACCTATAACGCCGATCAGATCATAAACCGCGCCAGTATTCAGCACCTAGGCGCAACCAGCCCACAAGTAGCCGACGATCTAGCGAGCCAAACCAAGTACCTAATCCAAAGCACAAGCATTACAGACAGCCTTTTACATAACGATACGGCGGCGCTAGCGCTTGCTAACTACCTTTTGGTTGGGGAACCCGAGCCAACCTACACCGGGGTACAAACTGATTACCTAATGCTTACTAACGCGCAACGCGAAAACCTAGCCCTAGTGGACATTGGCGACACAATCACTATAAGCAATACCCTGACTGGCGGCCCCGTTACCCAAGAATTAAGCGTTGAAGGCGTGGAACACCGCCTAGATTTTGTGACCGGCCACCGCGTCACCTATTACACCGCTCCTACGGTTATTGTGTATGAATTAATTTTAGATAACGCCGTATATGGCACACTTGATACGTCAAATGTTTTAGGATAAAAGCACCATGCCAGTTACCACGTACACCGCCGGCGAAGTATTGACCGCCAGTTCGCTTAACAACAACTTTTCTGCAGTAAGCCCGCAATTTGCCACGTTTAATGAAACACAAGCAAACGGTACCGACGGCGGCGCGTCTGTTGCAACAACTTGGACCACAAGAGTTATTAACACCACGGTTGTAAACGCAATTACTGGCGCATCATTAGCAACTAATCAAGTTACGTTGCCATCTGGCACCTATGTTGTAACCGCATTCAGCCCGTTTCGTAACACTAACTTGACAAAAATTCGATTATACAACGTCACCGACGCGTCAATTACGGCAATAGGTCAAAATACAAACATGGACAGCGGCGGTTCGGTTGGCGGTGTTGCCACTCTGCAAGCACAGTTTACGATTGCAGCCTCAAAGGCTTTTGCCGTTCAGTATTATTGCCAAACCGCTACAGCGTCGTTTGGTTTAGGTCGAGCGGTTAGCGCAAGCACATCAGAAATTTACACATCTATACAAATACAGAAAATTGCATAATGGCAACACAAGCGGAAATTAACATGCAAGTAGGCAACGCCACTCGAGAATTATCACCTGATGACGCCTGTTTCAGATACAACGAACCAGCAGACGGTTACGATTGTATTGAATGGTTAGACAACCGTTATGAGCAACCAGCAAAAATTTCGACAATGGCAAAAGCCACAGAACTAGCAAATAACCCTTTACCTAGCGCATGAAATGGCGTTATTTACTTGGGTACGCGTTTTTAATCGCCGTTGTAGTTTGGGGTTGTAGTGGTTGCACAGTTTCTAAAACAAATGTTGAGTACCAATGTTTCACTAAAGCCGCTTGTGAATAAAACACCCGAACAGCAACACGCAGGGCTAATAGTTTTTGTTGGCCGTCTAATGGCTATTTGCTTTTCTTTTACCGTTATGGCATTTATTTACGGCATTTTGTTTGTAGATCAGCCAACCGAGCAAGCACCAACCGACGCGCAACTAATTGACCTTTTAAGCACGTTGCTAGTGTTTCTTACTGGCACACTTAGCGGGCTGGTTGCGTCTAACGGCCTAAAGAGTAAGCCCGGCACCAATGCACCCACCGATTAAAAAACTTGTATTGCCAACCAACTTGGCACACGTTAAACCCGGAGAACTACCAGCAAGCCTATTGGTAGACGTTAAACCTTTTGGCAAATTACACCCGCTGGCCGCCAACGCATACAACGCAGTAAGAGCCGCCGCATTTCAAGCAGGGCTAAAACAATTCAAGCCAACCAGCGCGGGCGACACATACCGCAGCATTGCGTTACAACGCCAAGGTTTTTTAGCGCGCTACCAACTAGAGCCAATACCCGGCGTTAAACCTCGAGTGTACGAAAACAAAAACTATTACCTAAAGCCAGGCAATGCGCCAATGGCTGTACCGGGTACCAGCCGGCATAACCTTGGTTTGGCTGTAGATTTTGCCAACATGTCGGGCGCCACGTTTGCGTTTATGTGTGAACATGGGCCGCGTTTTGGTTGGTCACTTGAAGTAATGCCAGCCGAGCCGTGGCATTGGTTTTATTGGCCCGGCGATAAAGTACCGCCAGCGGTAACCCAATACCTACAAGGAATTGCTCCAGTATCCCCCACCGCGTAACACGCGCCTACTACCGTTTTCATACCGACGAAAAGAGGCTTACCGCGCATGACCGAACTACAAACCTTTACCTATGAAGCATTTGTAGGCAGACTAGAAA